CGATGACATGATGGAGGCGGCCTTTCCGCTCACCTGTACGCAGGCGCGGCAGGAGGGTGCGATGCGGATGCTGCGCACCGGCATCATCACCGAGGTAAAGCGCATCCTGCGCAACCGGAGCGACATTCTGAGCCAGTCGGATTTCTCCGAAATCTGCGAGACCTTCACCCCGTTTGTCCAAGAGCTGCGCTCGAAGTCCTACTTTGTGGAAAGCGCCGAAGAATACGTCGCGATCCCGGCCCTCATTGCGGAACCCGAGCTCCTCGACGATGCCCGTCGTTTCATGCGGCGCAAGGGCAAGGAATGCCTCGACGAAGCTGACCGACTGGATGCGCTCTACGTCGCGGTGACCGCCGACGACCCGGATGCGCTGCAGGCGCAGCATGAGGTGTCGGCATGACCGGCGCGCTGCCCATCATCACTGCCGATCAGCGGCTGGCCGAGGTCCGCGGCGTCAAGGCCGCGATCTTCGGCAGAAGCGGCGAAGGCAAGACCACGCTCCTGCGCACGCTCAGGGCCGGGACCACGCTGTTCTTCGACCTCGAGGCGGGCGATCTCGCGGTGGAGGGGCTTGCCATCGACACGATCCGGCCACGGACCTGGCGGGAATGCCGCGATTTCGCGGTGTTCATCGGCGGAGCCAACCCCAGCTTGCGCGAGGATCAGCCCTACAGCCCGGCGCATTTCAAGGCGGTCTGCGAGAAGTTCGGCAACCCGTCCGCCCTCGACCGATACGATACGATCTTCGTCGACTCGATCACGGTGGCGGGGCGGCTTTGCTTTCAATGGTGCAAGGGCCAGCCCGAAGCCCTGTCGGAAAAGACCGGCAAGCCCGACGTGCGCGGTGCCTACGGGCTGCACGGGCGCGAGATGATCGCCTGGCTGACCCATCTTCAGCACACGCGGGCGAAGAACGTGATCTTCGTGGGGATCCTCGACGAGAAGCTCGACGACTTCAATCGCAAGGTCTTCGTGCCGCAGATCGACGGTGCCAAGACCGGATTGGAACTGCCCGGCATCGTGGACGAAGTGCTGACCCTGACCTCGTTGCCGGACGACAAGGGTGTGCCGCAACGTGTCTTCGTCTGCCAGACCCAGAACCCCTGGGGCTATCCGGCCAAGGACCGCTCCGGCCGCCTTGCCATGCTTGAGCCTGCCCATCTGGGCCAGCTCATCGACAAGATCCGCCAGCCCCTGCCGATCGACGCCCGGCCGCTGCTGATCTCAGCGCCCCGGATGCCGACGCCCGCCACTCCCCCTCAACCTGATCCCACCAATTGACCCACCAACTGAAAGGAACCGCCATGACCGGACTCTGGAACGATTTCAACTCTGCGCACAGCAACGGCAACGTCATCCCGAAGGGCACGCTCGCAAAGGTGCGCCTGACCATCCGCCCCGGCGGTTTCGACGATCCGACCCAAGGCTGGACCGGTGGCTATGCCAAACGTGGTGCCACCGGCGCGGTTTATCTCGATGCCGAATACACCGTGGTCGAAGGGCCCTATGCCAAACGCAAGATCTGGTCGCTGATCGGGCTCTACAGCCTTAAGGGTCCGGATTGGGGCAACGCCGGGCGCGGGTTGATCAAGGGCATCCTGAATTCGGCCCGTGGCATCGCCGACAAGGACAACTCGGCACAGGCGCAGGCCCGCCGCCGGATCAGCGGCTTTGCCGAGTTGGACGGGATCGAATTCATCGCCCGGATGGACATCGGGTCCGACACCAACGGCGAGGACAAGAACGAGGTCCGCTCCGCCGTCACACCCAGCCACCGCGATTATGCGCAGTTGATGGGACACGGCAATGCTGCCCCGATGCCGGGTTACAGCCAGCCCCCGGCAACCAGTACGCCGCAGCAGGGTTATGTCGCCCCGGCGCAGGTCTACATCGCACCCGGCACCCAGCAGCAGACACCGCAAACCCCTGCGACACCCGGTTTTTCCGGGCGTCCCAGCTGGGCCGAGTGAGGGGAAGACCGATGCGCCTTCGCCCCCGTCAGAAAACCTTTGTTGAGCGCAGCCTTGCTGCGCTCGCAACACGCGGCAACACGCTGGGCATAGCACCCACCGGTGCGGGCAAGACGATCATGCTGTCGGCGGTCACTGGTGAGGTGATCGGCGACAGCGCAGCCAAGGCCTGTGTGCTCGCCCACCGTGACGAGCTGACCGATCAGAACCGGGGCAAGTTCGCCCGGGTCAATCCGGGCCTGACCACCTCGGTGGTTGATGCCAGCGCAAAGTCGTGGGCGGGTCAGGTGACCTTTGCCATGGTGCCGACCTTGGCGCGGTCGTCGAACCTTGCCGACATGCCGCGCCTCGATCTTCTGGTGATCGACGAGGCGCACCATGCAGTCGCCGCCAGCTACCGACGCATCATCGACCATGTCCGCGCTGCAAACCCCGACGCCCGCATCTTCGGCGTCACGGCAACGCCGAACCGGGGTGACAAGAAGGGGTTGCGCGAGGTGTTCGACAATGTCGCGGATCAGGTGCGGCTGGGCGAGTTGATCGGATCCGGCCATCTGGTGCCGCCGCGCACCTTTGTCATCGATGTGGGCGTGCAGGACAAGCTGCGCGCTGTGCGCAAGTCGCTGGCGGACTTCGACATGGCCGAGGTCGCGTCGATCATGGACCGTGCGCCAGTGACGGACGAGGTCATCCGGCACTGGAAGGAAAAGGCGCAAGAGCCAGGCGGCGAACATGTCTACCGGCAGACGGTGGTGTTCTGTTCCACTGTCGCCCACGCCGCCCATGTAACGGAGGCATTCAACGCCGCAGATGTGCCTGCGGGGCTGATCCACGGCGATCTGCCGAGTGATGCGCGCCGCGATATTCTTGCCCGCTATGCCGTTGGAGATATTCGCGTCATCGTGAACGTGGCGGTACTTACCGAAGGCTGGGACCACCCGCCGACCTCCTGCGTCGTGCTGCTGCGCCCCTCATCTTACAAATCGACCATGATCCAGATGGTCGGGCGCGGCCTGCGCACTATCGATCCGGAAGAACACCCCGGCGTCATCAAGACCGACTGCGTCGTGCTGGATTTTGGCACCTCGAGCCTGATCCACGGCACGCTGGAACAGGACGTTGATCTCGACGGCAAGACCGAGGCCGGAGACGCCCCGACCAAAGCCTGTCCTGCCTGTGGCGCCGACATTCCTCTGGCCTGCTTTGAATGCCCGCTCTGCGGCGAGATTCTTGGCGCTGACGAGGACGGCGAGGCCGATGCGACGGGGCGCGCCGAGTTGACCGGCTTCATCATGACGGAGATCGATCTTCTGAAGCGCTCCAGCTTCGCCTGGATCGACCTTTTCGGGGCGGATGACGCCCTGATGGCCAACGGGTTCAACGCCTGGGGCGGCATCTTCTTCCTCGAAGGGCGCTGGCATGCGGTCGGCGGCGCAAAGGGCCAAAGCCCCCGCCTGCTGGGCATCGGCGAACGAACCGTCTGCCTCGCGCAGGCCGATGATTGGCTCAACGAGGTCGAGACCGACGAAAGTGCCTTCAAGACGCGCGGCTGGCTGAAACAGGCCGCCACGGACAAGCAGCTGCAATATCTGCCGCCCGCCTATCGGCAAGACTATGGCCTGACCCGCTATCACGCTTCTGCGCTGATGACTTTCACCTTCAACAAGCGGGTGATCCGCCATCTCGTCATGGCGGCGGCTTCCGATGCGCGGGAGGCGGCATGAGCCATGTCGCGCAAATCCCATCCCCGCCCACAGCGGCTGAGGATCGACCGCTGCCTGCGCGCATCGGGCATCTGCGCCCAAGCCTTTGCGCTGTCTGCACGTCTCCCACACGGGGCTTTGGCTGGTTCGATCCCCACCAGCCGCGCCCGCCCCGAACCCGCCGCTGGTTTTGCTCCATGGGCTGCCAGGCGGCCTTCACCCTCAAAGCCCGAAAAGGATTGAACATGGTCGATTTCACAGAAGAGGAAACGCAAGCGCTGCCCGCAGTCATGCGCACGCTCGCCCCGGAGATGGAGCGCATCGGCTGGGACCGGCCGTTGGGTCATCTGACCCAGAACGACATGCACAAGTTGATCGTGATCATCATCGCCGCATTCCGCGCCGAGATGGCCGAGAACGCCAGCCAGTCGGAGATCCCCTTCTAATGTTGGACTATAACTCCCGCCCCAAGTTCGCCGACAAGGTGAACGCCGCTGTCGACGCAGCCCTGACTGCTGACAATGCCGCCCGCGCCCCGCGCGATTATCTTGGCGGCTCACGCCTCGGCCACGCCTGCGAACGCGCCCTGCAGTTCGAATTCACCCATGCGCCCAAGGATGAAGGCCAGGATTTCAGCGGCCAGTTGCTGCGCATCTTTGCCATTGGCCACTCGCTTGAGGATCTGGCGGTGGCCTGGCTGCGGCAGGCAGGCTTTGATCTCTACACCCGCAAGGGCAACCGGCCCGATGGCGGCCAGTTCGGCTTCTCTGCCGCCGGTGGGCGCATTCGCGGCCATGTCGATGGCGTCATCGCCGCAGGCCCCGGAAGCTTCGGGCTGGCCATTCCCGCACTCTGGGAATGCAAGACGATGAACGCCAAGAACTGGCGCGCTTGCGTCAAGGACGGGGTGACCAAGTCCAAGCCGGTCTACGCCGCGCAGATCGCTGTCTATCAGGCGTACATGGAGGCGACCGTTCCCGGCATTAGCGCCGCGCCGGCCGTGTTCACCGCCATCAACAAGGACACCGCAGAGATGCACCACGAGTTGGTGCCCTTCGATGCCGATCTGGCGCAGCGCATGTCGGATCGCGGCGTGCGGATTTTGCAGGCCACCGACGCGGGCGAGTTGCTGCCGCGCATCGCACAAAATCGCGACTTCTTTGAGTGCCGTTTCTGCCCATGGGCCGAACGCTGCTGGGGGATGCCCGCATGACCGACACACCCAAAGACCCGCCCCGTTCACCAGATCAATTTGAGGGATCCAAAATGAGTACTGACCACGACGATCAAGACGATCACCACGCGCCGTCCGACACGCTGTCCGACACGCAGTCCGACACGCCACCGCCCATCGACCAGCCCAAAGAAAACCTGATCCATTTCAACCCATGGCGGGATTTCAACGATGCGGTCTCGCAGGTGGATGTCTTCGGCGACGAGCCGGACCCCGCGCAAATCGCCCAGTTCATGCAGGTCGTCTTCGGCTATTGCGACGGGTTGATTCCGGTCCGCAGTTTTATCGACAAGGGCCAAGGCATCGATGGCCGCCCGCACAACATCTGGATAGAGGCGGATCAGGCCACCCCCGACAAGATGGCCACCTTCGCCACATGGGCGTCGCGCGAGGGCGCAGCGGTCTATGTCATCCCCGGCACTGTGGCAGCACCCGGCCAGGCCAAGGCCGCAGAAGTCCTGCAGATGCAGACCGTGGTCGTGGATATCGACACCGGCGATATTGCCGCCAAGCGGGCGCATCTTGAACGCCATCTGGGCGCGCCCACCATGGTCGTTGAGAGTGGAGGGGTCACCCCCGAGGGGCAGCGCAAGGCCCATGTCTGGTGGAAACTCAGCGAGCCTGCCGAGGGTGATGATATCCGCCGGGTGTGCCGCCTGCGCGGTGACATCGCGGCCAAGGCCGGCGGTGACATGCACTTCCGCTCTGCCCATCAGCCGATCCGGGTGGCAGGCTCGGTCTATTACAAGAACAACCTCAAGACCCAAGTTCGGATCGTGGAAATGAACTCCGCGCTGGAACGCGATCTGGGGGAATTCATCGAGGCCGTCGCCGACATGCCGCCCGCCCCTGGCGTGTCGCTGCAGCCGGATTTTGTGGCCCCCGACAAGCCTCGCTCCGACGAGGTCTTGGTCACACCCGTTCGCGAAGGCGGGCAGGACGACTGGTCACGCTTTGAGGGGGCCAGTGCTGCGATCGGCTATTTCATCCGCATGGTCCATGACGGGCGGCTGTCGAAGGGCGACGGTTGGGAGGCGATCTGCGGCTACAACGCCGCCATGCTGCGCCCGCAGTGGCCGGTGGAGCGGCTCAAGCGCGAGTCCGAGCGGCTCTGGGCCCTCCATGTCGAAAAGCACGGGGCCCCCCTGATCCGCCTCGACAGCGCGGCCCCTGTGCCCAATGAGATGCCAGCCTTCACGCTGGGGGCGCTGCTCGACGACGCGAGCCCGATGCCCGCCGATATCATCGCGCCGCGCGTGCTGACACCGGGCGGTTTGCTGGTGCTGGGTGGCGCGCCCAAGGTCGGCAAAAGCGATCTCTTGATCTCCTGGCTCGTCCA